GGTTTTTCAATATCATGTCCTCTTACATAGGCCTTTCCCGGTGATACTTTGACACACATGAAAGGTTCTTCTGGAATATTCCTCTGATCAGTTAATTCACCTTCAGAAAAAACACCTTCATTTGATAATCCATCATTTAAACACTCTGCAACTTCTACCTTGAAATTACCTACAGAGTAATTTCCAGACTCCTCATAAGTTCTTTTAGCGATGTAATCTTTTATATAAGAATAGTCTGGTTTTTGTTCATTTTTCTTAAGTTGTCCATTATCAAGACGCACTAACTCAACAAAGTTTTTGTCATTAAAGTCAGTAAGTGGTTTTTTTGTTAGTGTGGTTTTTATTTGAAGTCTATCTGCACCGGGAGCTGCAAAGTTTGAAAAACCTCTTGCATTGTCAAATAAAGATGAATCATCTTTTGCCTGAACAATTTGCTCTTGAATGAATAATCCAACTCTATAATTAGGTATGTTTGAATATGGATCAAGAACAATTTTATCCGCAGAAACATTTACAAAATGTCCCCTAATAAAATACACACCATCTGCGATTGAAACTGAGCATCCTACATTTGATGCATTTTGTTCAACAAGTGTTGCAACTGTCTCACCGGCAGTTATTTCAGTGTTTCCATATATAAATGATTCCTCCACTAATAGGTTTTCACCATCAGCCATAAATGACACTTCATTATCATCACCAGAATCAAGATATTTAACAAAAAGTGTTAAATCAGTAATATCAGTAGCATTTTCAGGGAGAGCATAATTATCAATTTTTATTCTTATTCCAGTTTCTTGTCCTTTTAATATTTTACCCTTTAAATTTTCAATGTATAATGATACGGGAATACCTAAATGATCGCTTTCTAATTTAATTGAGTAATATTCGTAATCATAATTTGTCCCTCCGGGGATGACCATAGATCCCTCTTTGAAGATATGACTACCAAACGTCTCTACTTGATCTTGTAATATTGATTGTAATGTTGTTAATTCACGAGCTTGTACAGGTCTACCCGGATTGAATAGAACCCTATAGAACTGATTATCCTTGGAAAAGTCGTCGTAATATGGACTTATATTTAAATTCGTTTTTTGTGGCATTTCTTAAAATTCCAGAATAATTTTTATATCCTCTTTTTGTCTAGAGTTTCTAGAGATTAGAGCTCTATTGTCAATGTATAGTAAATCACCTGACCCTTTATTTATCTCAGGAGAAGAAAGACCACTTGTGAATGATACACCTAATGCAACTCTATTATTACTTGTGTCAGTAGCGATACCAAGATTAAATGATGTATCTATAGTTGCACTTCCTCCAGTAAAGGATACCGGTTGAGATGTTGCTTCAAAATCAAACTTAGTTCCTGAATTTGTGATATTTAAAGCATCAGTTTGATCATTTTTATTTCCAAAGTATAAAGATCTATCTTGGAAATATTTCATAATGTTAGTGTCAGCGTCATATGATGCGATATAACCAAAGGCAGTTTGACCAGTTCCAACAGTTTGTTGGACTATTCCACCGATAGTTGGTGTACCTGTTGGAGCAGTTCCAAATTTTAAGGCTTTTAATGATGAAAAAGTGCTTCCAGAATATATTGATGTTGTACCAAAAGAAGTTGGATTTTTTACTAAGGAAATTTGTGCAAATTTAGCATCAATAGGAAAGTCTTTTGTTGAATCATCAAATCTTGCGTAAATAAGAACACGATCTGCGCCTAATTCTTTATAAAGATCAAACCCATGTCCTCTTGATGGCGGTATGATAGGAACTAATTTTGCTGGTGTATTTCCTTGAACTGCACCAGAATTAATAGAACCTAAATCTACGATTCCGTAAGTATAACCTTTACCACCACTCGAAACTGTAGTTTTGACTATCTTTTGACCAGAAACTTCAACAACTACCTTACCGCCCGTTCCATCACCTAAAATATCAAATTCACCACCTGTTCCAGTATAATTATTTCCTTGATCCGCGATATAGACTGTTTTGATTTGATTATTGTTTATGTCAGAGTCACCATTTTCACGAACTGCTTGTATTTGTGCATCAGTGGTCGTCGGCCAATTATTAGGTAATGCGATAAAATCAGTTGAGTCGAATTTAATAATATCACTTGGATTAACAGTAAATAAGTATTTCCAAACATATCCATCTTGACTCTCTCCAGCCTTTGATGGTTCTAAATCAGTAAAAGTTGGTTCATCTTCAGATGCATTACCTGTGGTGTTTATTCCTGATGATCCATTCTCAATGCAAATATAAACATTAAAATTACTATTCATTACATAATAATTTGCTCCATATAAACGTGTTGCTCCCGTATTTGGTGCTTCGTTTGATGTACTGTAATCATGTCTATACATATCATACTTGACACCCTTAGTCCAATCTATTCTTCGTGCTAATCTTCTAACATTCGCTTCAGTAACTCTTTTTCCAAAAGTTGTAGTATCTCCGATGTGTGCTACTTCAGAAAAACTATCTTGAGGGTTAGGTGTTGCAGTGTTCCAATTATTTGCTCTACCAAAACCAACGGAGGCCGGAGCAGGATTAGGAAGACCTACTGCAACATAAAAGGAATTGGATGTTGAAGAAACACCTGCAACAAAATTACTTGCATTTAATATTCTGAACTGATCTGTAACAATTGCTGGCATTATTATATTGTTTTTTCTATATTTATACAGGAAATGGTCATGGTGTATGAGACCTCTTGAGTGCACCACCATCACGGATACCAAAACCCCTTCTTTGAATGGTTGGGAAGGTTGAAATTCCGACTCCAGTGGTTATTCCAACAGTGTTTCCTGTCACCCCTATCGCAATAGGATTATTTCTCACAACATTTCCACTAGATGCTCCTTGTAAGTATCCGAATGAGAATTTACCTTTATGGAATTTATTGACTCTTATTGTTCCTTGCATCGCTTCATGTGATGTACACATATAGTGGAACGTAGTGTGTCCAACTCCCGTTGTATTGAACACCACAGTGCCATTCGAGGCACCATTATTTGTTACGCCATCACTTACACCTAAAGCAGCACCACCGTGTATTCTTGATATTCTGAATGGATGTGCACCCATATTATTTACAAAACTTACTGTATCACCATCTTCAACATATATTGTAGGATTTTGTGAGGAGGATAGTGTTCGACCTAAACTAAATTCACCTCTATCAGATCCAGTAAATGTATATGCAGAATTTCCACTAGCACCAAGAGTGAGACTAAATGATCTACCATAGTTTGCCATATCAATAGAATTACCAATACCCACAGTTCCTACATTTAAATTTGAATGAACAGCAACTTGAATTTCAGCGTTGTTTGAATTACTGGTAATAGATTTGACCATATAGACATTATCTAAGAATGTTCTACCAATCGCTACAGGTTCTCCATCGACACCACTATTGTTCAAACTAGTAACTCCATGTCCAACTGAAGTTTCAGATATGTAAAGAGGGACTGTTGCAACTAAATCTGTAAATGCCTGACCAGCTGGTGCTTGTAGACCAAAATTAAGAATCATAGTGCTACCAGACTTAGATGTTGAAATTCCGGTGACTATACCAGAGAATCCTTTAACAACCTCAATATCACTTATAAGTTCAGTGGGTGGTTCCTGTGCTGCAACGATGACTGTAGGAATAATTGATTGCGAATATCCTGCACCACCGCTGTTAACAGTCACGGATGTGATAACTCCATTTGTAATGTTTGCAGTGGCAACTGCAGTCGAACCAATACCAGTTGCGATTGGTGATACTTTAACAGGGACAGGAGGTCTCGCAATGTGTACAGATGTAGTCGCTCCAACGTACCCACTTCCACCGCTTACAACATCAATACTGGTTATCGTTCCACTGTTTGATACTATGGCTGTTAGTGCTGCAGATACTTGATTAGTGTCATTAACAATAATTGCATCAAAATTTATTGTATTAATTTGAGAATCTTCATCTTTTTCGTATTCAAAGAAATCAGCATCATCAACATAGATTCGTGAAGTATTACCCAAACCAATATCACCGATAATTTTTGCAGTTGGATATATTAAAGGTTCAATTGATTCTCTTGATTTTGAAACAACGATTCCATTTACAACTTTATCTTCTTTTTGTTTGATCCATGTTATGGGTTTATTTGTTGCTGAATCATTAATACCAACACCAGTATAAATTTCAGTCTCAAAAGTATCTGTGGTTGTGATACCAGACACTGTTCTCCTTCTTTGTTGCAAATCTTGAATGAATCTAGTGTTAGCATTAGTTAAAGAACTAGTATCATCATTAGCCTGCAACTGAACTACATCTCCAGTTTTTAAAGTTGGAACAGCATCAACAACTGAAATATCTTCTGCAGCAGTTCCTTTATAGAAGAATACAGCGATATTATCATTTGCTTCAGGGGCAGTAGTGAACTCAAAAGTTGTTCCACCATCAAATACATATGCCTCTCCCGGTTCTTGTAAAATATTATTAACGTAGATGGCTAACAAATTATTCATATTAATTAATTGTGAGTCAGATCCCTCTCCAATATCAAAACTTAATAATTCACCATTTACTCTAAGTGGGAATCTTGTTCTTACACCATCTTGTAAATTTGTTATAGGATCAATGTAATCAAACTCACCAAATTCCCATGATGTGAATTTATCATTATAAATTTCAGTTACCTCTAAGATAAAGTCTTCTAATACTGCGCCTCTTGCAGTGACTAAACCAACTGGTTTAAATTTATCTCCACGTTTGAAAGAGTGTCCCTCTCTTGCTATTTCAAATGAGGTGACTTCAAATAAAGTAGAACCAATACCAACTGTTGAACTTGCACCAACATTTAATGTAACCAAAAGGTTAGATCCTGTTGTGGTTCCCGATACACCATTTCTTGAAACTCCAACGACTTCCATGTTGTCATATGATGGTTGTGGAAATTCAAACTTAGGATTGACATAATTTTCACCACCATCAGCTATGTTGATATCTAATGTTCCACCAGCACCAACCTGTGCATTCACACTAGCATCTCTACCTGCTCCTCCACCAAATCCAATGAAGATTGTAATTGTATCTGTTGTTTTTGCTATAATATCAGTTGCAATACCCGCTATTGGATCTGGTAAACCTGTTGTCTTAGAAACCGCACGAGGATAAGCATGATTTGACTGGAAATTATCTCTTGAACATGAAAATACGATACCACC